TTCACTGGTATCATGTATCTTGTTGAACTCTTCTTTAGGTACGCCATACACATTACGAATAATATGACTATATGATTTACTGTGAATATTTGTTTCAAACATCGACCATATAGATACTAATGCCTCCATTTCTGGAACACTTACTACTGGTGTAAAGATTTGTGATGGTGCTCTGCCCTGTATACTATCAAGAGCAGTCTGGCGCAGTAAATTGCTAGTAAAAATGTGTTTAACAGCATCTGATGCTTCCTTATGATCTATTTTATCTTTAGTTAAAGATATTTCTTCAGGTACCCAAAAAAATCCTCGCTGTGTTTCTTCAAATTTAGCAATTTTGGGATATCGATATTCTTCAAAACGTTGTACTGTAACTACTCCGTCCAAAAACATTTTTCTTTTTAGATAATTAGGATTGATGCTAATATCATATTGATCTTTTGACATTTATTTTTCCTTACAATTGTTGAAGTGCCATCGACTCATAGATAAAAATCCACCTTCTTTGTTACAATGAGGACAAATTTTATTAGGTCTAGGGTTTGCTTTTAAAGATTCTCTTATTTTATTTTTTGATTCTGCTGTATGATTAGCTGGGCCATTTCCGCCATTAGCTCTTTGTGTTTCACTTATCTTTTTCCTATGCTCTTCACTTTTAGGTTTTCGCATACGTTCTTTAGTTATCTCAGATTTTGGTTTTCCTTTTGTAGAAAGAGTTTTACCAAATACTGAAAATATTCTTTCGCTTTTTTCTACATCAAAATACCTGCTGTTTAAGCATAACACATTATTAATATTTTCTTTAATAATATTTTGCTCAAATCTGAAACATTCGTCAGGATTTAAACTTTTATAAATTATTTGATAGTCAAAAGAATCATTTCCATCTCGTTTCCTTAATTCTAAAACCTTTTTGGAAGAACTAAAATAATTCTTCCAAAGATCATCCTCTGGTTGAAAATTCATTTCAATATGTTTATAGCGAGCACCGTAATAGAACTTACCTGTTGGTATATGTTTGATATAATAAACATAGGCCGGGATAGTATGTAAATACATTTGCTGTAACTCCTCACAGTTATAGAGCCGGTGGATATTATCAGTATCGCGATCGGCAAATATATTTAGCATACTAGAGCTTACAAGCAATGCAATCCTCATCGTCTGCGTACTCGCTATATACTGTAACTGGTTCAGCTACTAAACTATCAGTTTGTGTATTAAGAACATTTTTACTGCCTACCTTGTTGATCAAACTATAATACATTGTCTTCAGGCCCCATTTGTAAGCCAACATTAAATTTTTGGCTATCAATGTTCCAGGAACTTTGCCATCAGAATAATTTGCAGGGTTGTAAAACGTATTAGTACTTAAACTTTGATCAATATAAGCGGCCAATACACAGGCTGTTTTCAAATAGTCAACACAATCTGTTTGTTCCCACATTAGTTGATAGCGATTCTTTAATTTACGATATTCAGGAACTACTTGAACAAATGACCCAGCTTTTGATTCTTTAACAGAGATTAATTCCATTGGCATTTCAATTCCATTGGTGCTGTTTAATACAACAGAGCTAGACTCCACTGGAGCAACTGCCATCAATGTTGCATTACGAATTCCATATTGTTTCATTTTGGCACGTAATGGTTCCCAATCCATACTAGGAGTAAAGTCTGTTAACTCATCAACTCCTTTACTACGACGCTCCCATGGAAATATTCCCTTACCATAATAGGTATATTGACTGCGTTCACATGCACCACGTTCTTTGGCAAGCTCAACACTCATCTCAGTCAAGTAATATGCTTGATGTTCCATCCAGCGTTTAACTTCTGCTAGTGATTCCTCTTGACCATATTTCAAACTGCGTTTAGCATGCCAGTATGCCAAGTTAGTAATACCAACTCCCAAAGGCTCAAAGTCCTTGTTTGCTAATTTACTTTGAACGCTTAAAAAGTCTTGATATTGTAGTAAGTTACTTAAACTACGAACTAACACACGACATGCTTTACGCATTTGTTGTGGATTAGTAAATGCACCCCAATTTACACTGCCAAGAGTACAAAGCGCGATGGATGGTACTTTCCTAGTGCATTCTTTTTTAACTATTTTCATTTTTTAATGTTCTTCCTCTATAATAATCTTTATTTTCTTCTAGAAAATTATCCATGATAGATAACTCAATCCTGCAATTCACTGTTCCATCAGTTACCCAGATCCATTTTGCCGACTGCGATGATAAGTGTTTTTTATGTTCCGAACTTCTATAATATGGATTATACTTAACACAGTTATCGGGCCCAAGTTCATTATTGATTAATTGAACCAATTCTGTATGATTACTAATACCTCGATTACGTAACGTCATATTACTTACAGATAATCTATCCTTCAATACAGATTCTAGTTCTTTTCGAAAAACATATTGTCTAAATTTATTTGTTTCTTTAATAAAATCACATAATACCTTAATAATAGTTTCTTTCGTAATATCAGGTTTGGCGTTTCCGTTATTCATTCCAGAACTCAATTTACTTCTGTTTTTGCCCCAGTTATGTAACTGTTTTTTGGAATATTTTTCTTTTGTATTTCCGCCATCGCCGCCTTGCGTCATATTATAACCATTCTTAAACGTGTCATACTGCTCAACATATAAACATTCTTTAAGTTTTGCCTGCTCCCTTGTTTCAACTTCGCATAACTGGTCAGACACAATATTTTCAACACCGTACTTACGGATAGCACGGTGAAAATGTCGATCAGATCCAGTTTGAGCATCTTTAATATGGTCTTCCAATCTTTCCGACATAGTTTTCTTTGTATATCCTATATATTTCTTGTTATTCAATGTATGGCAGTAAACAATGTATTTTGTCATAATATTCTCCTACCGTTATTTAGTCTGAAATACTATTACCTACTAAATTATATTAACAAATTTTCAATATCATCTGTTTCATCTAGTTCTCGAACCTTTTTACGACTTCCGTCTTTAAGCAATACTTTATGTTCGCCAGGTAAAGTTAATTCTTCTCCGGTGTCGAGTGTGATTTTAAATTCACCTTCGTCGTCAATTCTTTGAAATGGATAAGTCGGAAGTAAAATTTCCATACACAAATTCGATTGATATATTGGATCAAGCGTTGTATCAAACGGCCCTTGGTTGATGACATTGTCGATATTGACAAGATATATGCGCCCAGTATCAGTCCTCTCTTTAAGTATTCCATTTTTGAATATCTCATCTGCTGATAGCACTTTCTTTTTAATTGTCGGATGCTTTTCATAATTTAGATACAACTTTTCAAATTCTGTACTATCTCTATAATATGCTTCGTAGAGATCCGGAACTTCATGTGGATCAAATAATGTAATGCTTTGATTATTCTTATAACGATTCCAAAACATCTTATTAACTACTACAGAGTAGTCCATTTGACGTACACGAGTTTCCTCTGTTCCTTGATTGTTTTTTAACACAATTAAGTCTTCAAACTGTGCATGCCAAATAGGAAACGTAACAGTACAACTGGCATTACGAATTCCGCCCTGACTACAACTACGCAAATCAGCAAACCATTTCTTTAAAAATGGAATCATACCTGTATGTTTAATTTCACCATTACGTATAGGAGCACCTAAAGGTCTTATGCGTCCTAACTCTAATCCTATGCCAGCACGTTTGCTGGCATACTTGGCCATCATTTCTCCTGAGGCGAAGATGGAGTCAAGCGTATCATCACTACTGATAAGCACACAACTGCTAAACTGTTTAGTAGTAGTACCAAGTCCAGCCAAAACTGGAGTAGCCAAAGTAAAATGACCTTCACTTGCACATTCATAATATTCCTTTACTAATTTTAATCTAGTCTCTTTTGGTTCATTGTGAAACGCTGTAGCAGACGCTATTGCATAACGAACTTGCGGAGTTTCATAAATTTGTCCAGTAGCACGGTTTTGTACCAAATACTTTTCACACAGTTGAGCTATTGCTGCATATGTGTATGTTTCATCTTTACCATGATCAATAAACAGATCAATGATGTTCCATTCATCTTCAGTGTACCAATCTAATAGTTCCTTGGTATACATACCTGCTTCTACATTTGTTTTGACTATGTCATAAAGTTTAGGCGGATTATAACTTCCATAAACTTCTTTACGTAACATACTAACACGTTGTCTACCAGCAACATA